ATTTCATTTTGCCCATTTTTGATGTTTTCCCACTGAATGCCTGTGGACTTTACACTATAAAATAATTTTGGTCATACAATCACTACCAAATCAAAAAGGATAAAAATCCCAATAATTTTCACACATTTTGCTGACTATTACATATTTTTATGCGTATTTTGTCGATAAAATTAATTACACCCTCGTAGAACGTCACATTTCCGCCCATTACACATTATTTCCAGCTTTTTTACACATAAAATACTTAAAATACCCAAGGTCCGGCTGCGAGGTGCGCAGCACCGAGCACATAATCAGAAATTTCTTGTAAATTTTCTGAAAAATTTCAATAATTTTACAACATTTTTGTTTGTTAAGTTCTCTTTAAATGCTTTAATTAATAGTATATTTAATTAATATAATTAAAGAATCCTGTAATACTTCAAAGTTTTTATTAAAATAAAATATTTCTTAATTTCCATAAATTAAATATGTGATATAATACAGACATTATTCCAACAAATAATAATATTCTGTATTCTAATCTAGTTATTTCAATATCATTATCTCCTTTGTATCCTATATATATTAACAAAGGTGCAAATAAAAGTATATGACTTAAGCTAACTAATAATATTTTTTGCATATATTATATAGTTAGAAAAAAATTCCAGAGAAATTAATTTATTAATTAATTGCGTTTAATTTCCAGAAAAAATATCTAACTATATATTATATGCGCATTTTTTTTTTGAATAACCACCTTTTTTAAAAAACACGGTGGTTTTCATTAAGTTTTAACCCATGAAACGTTTTTCGAACTGCCTTTTATTTTACTATTAAAAAAAATTTATTTTTTTTCTTATGCGTATATATTATGAAAAAAAAATCTAAATCAATATCATATGCACCTTTTTTTTTCAATAAATATGATATTTAAATAATATAAAATTGAAACATATTACTAGATATATTATTTAATATAAATTATAATTATGAATAATATGTTGAGTAAATTTAATAGTATGACAGTAAGTCCTACTTCTATATCTAAGCTTCAGTCTATACAGAATATTATTGATAAAACTATTAGAGAAGATGTAATACAACAACTAAGTGACACAAGCCTACTTCCAGAATATATAAAATCAAAATCTGTTCAAGCTAGAATTAATAATCTTAAAAATACTCTACAAAATAATGATATAACAGAAGAACAGTCAGATAAAATTATACAAGATTTCGCTCTTAATCTAGTCCCAGCAGGAACAAAAGGTGTAATAAGAGGTTATGCATTCAATAAAATTGTAGAAAAGGAAATAAACTCCTATGAACTACTAAAATCTCCTAGATTTGCAATACACTTTGAAAAAAGACATCCAGATATTCATACTAGTGAAATCCCAGACTTCTTTATAGCTGATAAAGAGAATCAAACACTAATCGTAGGTATGAACCAAATTGATTTGTGGAGTGGAGGCGCACAAACAAATAGGGGGAGTAAATATGTTATTGATGATCATAGACATAGTGACCCTAAGATTAAATTTATTAATGTTATTTGTAATAGACCAGTTATTAAATCACAAAAAAATAAGTGTTTTCAAATATTTGATATCGGTTTACATCAAGAACGTATGTGTTATCTTGGTAATTTAAAAAATATTATATATAACTTCTTTAATCTAGTCTAATAGACTATTCAATTCTTTAATAAATTCTTGTTTTGATATAGATTTAGCTCCTACAGTATTATTAAAACTAAATTTTATTTTATTATATTTTTCTTTAAAACTAACTAGATTATCAGATTTATCTAATTTTATAAAATAATGACTTTGAACAGATTTATCATCAATTTCAGTATCCAATTTACCTGCATAAACCCCAACTCTTCTAAGAGAAAAATGTGGATTATCATCTTTTTTTACAAATTTATAATGTTTTGGAACTAATATTTTAGGTATTTCTCTATTAGTATCCCTTTTTACCCATATTTGAAAGACACATTCAACATTATAATCCCTAGAATCAATTAGAAAACTGTTTTTCTGTAAATCTTTTTCATAAATTAAATGATAATTTGTAGAAAACGCCTTTTGAAAACTAGTTTTCTTAAAACTTTTTGCTAAAATAAAGGAAATTGATGTAGCAAATTTACAACATTCCTTTACAAAACTCCTTGCCAAAGATGATTGTCTACCAAATGGTGGGTTGCCTAAAATATGTATGGGTTTTTGGGACTCTATATAGTGTATTTTGTCCATTTTTATAAAATTTTCCTTTTTTATATAATCTAGTTGTGGATCTATATCATATGTATCAACATTTTTATACTTAGATGTCATAATATTGCTAAAAGAACCACTTCCTGCACTAGGTTCAATAAATATATCATTATCTATATCAATAGTTACATACTTTTCAAAATCTAGTATACACTCATTCGCAATATTTGATTTTGTATAAAATTTATCAGTGTAATCTCTTTTTAATCCAGTTTTAGGAACTTTTTCCATAATATATTATATAACAATACACTTATATTATTTTTCAATTTTTATTTTTATATTAACTAGATTAACTTAATTTATACCATAATTTATACCAATATTTTATATATATATATATTAAATAAGTTATGGACGAATTTGATATAGATACATTTTATTCTAGGTTTATAGAAGAATATACTAGATTATTAAGTAGAGTTGAATTTACTGAAGAAAATTATAAAAGGTTACCGTTTAATGAAACAGATAAAGAATCAATTAAAAAATTATTAAATGATAATACTAAAAATATTAATCTAAAAATACGGATTTATCTTTATAATATTGCTTCCTTAATCAAATTAGGTGATAACCCAGATAATTTAAATGATGATATATTTAGTTGGAAAATACCTACAGCTGAAGATAATATAAATACGGATGAAATATTGAAAAAATTTATATCTGATATTATTGAAAAATCAAAAACACGAATAACTGATATTGATGAGAAAGAGAAAAATATACATTTGTTATATTCTCATGGTGCTGTTAGATTAGAAGGGGAGAAACCAGTATTTAAAACAGTTCCTGATAATATAATATTATGTTATCAAGTTCCAATAACATATTACGGAGTTTGTTCTAATATATCAGGAGATTTATTTGATGAATTTAAAAAACTAAAAACATCTGATAATGATATATTTAAATATCCTTTTCATTATTTTAAAGAAAATCCATATACTGATTGTTTTGAAAGAAGCCAAATATTTTATCCTGGACAATATTATTCAGATATGAACTTGTCGCCAGAAACTAATGTAAGTTCTATAAATTTTGAAATGGGTGGACACCATATTATTGGTAAAGACGGATATAATCCACCAGAAGAACCATTTAAACAACAAGAATTTTTATTAAGTTCATATCTTACAAATAAAGATAATTTTCCCAATGATAAGTTACATATTGTATTTGTTAGTGGGTGTAGAAATAGTCAATATTTATATACTTATACTTCCTTCCAATTTATTTATAAATATGAACATTTTATTAGATTACTCAATCAGGAAATAGAATTATTATTAGATAAAAGTTTACCGGAAAAATATACATTATGTAAAAATGAGGGATGTAAATGTGGTACAGAACCTATATTTAAAAGTAAACTACCAACTAGTAAGATGTCGAATATTCTAAATAATAAACCTGGTATATTAATAAATGATTTTGGAGAACCAAATAAAAAAGATAGAAAAATATTTCAATGGTTATTATTTTATAGGGAGGATAAAATAAAAAGGTATTTATCTGCCAAAAAAAAGGAATTAAATGATGATGAATATAAACAATTTTTAAATAAATTACTATTGGATTTTATTAATTATTTATATAAATTTTGGAAACATATTAATCCAGATATTGATTTCAGATCTTTAAAATTATTATTACAAAAAGGTGCTGATGTTAATGCTAAAAATAAAGATGATGGAACTCCTTTACATAAGGCAATTATTTTAGAAAATATAGAAATTATAAAATTATTATTAGAAAAAGGTGCGAAAATTAATATTCTAGACAAAAATGGAGTATCAGCTTTATATATAGCTGTTTATAATAATAATAAAGACATCGTTGAGTTATTATTACAATACGGTGCTGATGTTAATGCTTTAAATATATATGATATATCTCCTTTATATATAGCTATTTATAATGAAAATAAAGATATGGTTGAGTTATTATTAAAAAACAATGATGATATTAATGCTAAAGATAATAATGGTCAAACACCTTTACATATAGCAGTTTACAAAAATAATAGTAATATTGTTAAATTATTATTACAAAACGATGCTGATGTTAATGCTAAAAATAAAGATGATATATCTCCTTTAGATTTAGCTATTGAAAAAGGAAATAAAGACATTGTTAAATTATTACAAAAATATAATATACAAAAAAATTCTATTAAATCAGGTGGATTTAAAAAAACTAATAAACGCCGTAATAAAAAATTATCAAGTAGAATTAAAAAAACTAATAAAACCCGTAATAAAACTAACAAACCAAATACACGAAAAAAAGTTAATAGAAAAAGATCTATGCGGAAACCAAAAAAATAAACTATACAGTTCCAGTTTTATGTTCATCTAGATATCTTATGAACAAAAAGGGTTAGTTATTTTTTCAATTTTTATTTTTATATTAACTAGATTAACTTAATTATAAACTATTAAAAATTGATTTGAATTCTAAATATAAACATAAATACAGACAAAGAATCAAATATAAAATATGACAAGGTGTTCCGAAACTGGTTGTAATACTATACCTACATATAATTACAAAGGTAAAACTAAGGGTTTATATTGTTGCCAACATAAAAAAGAGGGTATGATTGATGTTAAGAATAAAAGGTGTTCCGAAACTGGTTGTAATAAACAACCTACATATAATTACGAAGGTAATACTAAGGGTATTTATTGTAGAGAACATAAAAAGGAGGGTATGATTGATGTTAAACATAAAATGTGTTCCGAAACTGGTTGTAATACTAGACCTACCTTTAATTACGAAGGTAAAACTAAGGGTTTATATTGTTACAAACATAAACTAGATGGAATGATTAATGTTAAGGATAAAAGGTGTTCCGGAACTGGTTGTAATATTAGACCTAACTTTAATTACGAAGGTAAAACTAAGGGTTTATATTGTGGTCAACATAAAAAAGAGGGTATGATTGATGTTAAAAATAAAAGGTGTATCGAAACTGGTTGTAATAAACAACCTTTCTATAATTACGAAGGTAAAACTAAGGGTTTATATTGTGGTCAACATAAAAAAGAGGGGATGATTGATGTTAAAAATAAAAGGTGTTCCGAAACTGGTTGTAATATTAGACCTAACTATAATTACGAAGGTAAAACTAAGGGTTTATATTGTAGCGAACATAAACTAGATGGGATGGTTAATGTTAAACATAAAAGGTGTTCCGAAACTGGTTGTAATACTATACCTACATATAATTACGAAAGTAAAACTAAGGGTTTATATTGTTGCGAACATAAACTAGATGGTATGATTGATGTTAAACATAAAAGGTGTTCCGAAACTGGTTGTAATATTAGACCTAATTATGGATTACCTGGACATCAGGCTACTAGATGTAAAACTCATATATTAGAAGGTATGATTTCTCAACCCAAAAGGTTATGTTATACAAAAGATTGTCGTAATATTGCTATTTACGGTATTGGTAAAGCTAGAAATTGTGAGATTCATAAATGCGATACTGATATTAATTTAATTGAGAGACGTTGTATTAGTTGTGGTTTATTAAATATACTTGATGGAAATAATAAATGTTATAATTGTGATCCTAATATATATAATAAGGTCGCCTTAGCAAAACAAAATAGAGTTCGTTGTTATCTAGACCAACATAATATAAAATATATTAGTTATGATAAAAGATTAGAAAATGGCGTATGTGGAAACGAAAGACCCGATTTTGTATTTGAAAGTGATTCAGGAAGTCATTATATTGTTCTTGAAGTTGATGAAAACCAGCATTACGGTCGTCTAGAAGAGTGTGAATGCACTAGAATGGCAAATATATCTCAATCACTGGGATTACCAACTATATTTATTAGGTATAACCCAGATGAATTTAAAACTAATAATAAAAAATATAATCCAAGTTATAATACTAGAATGAAATATTTGGAATCTATAATAAAATACACAAAACAATTTACACCGGAACAATTAACAGGTTATTGTATGATTAGAAAACTATATTTTAATGGTTGGAAAGAAACTGATACAAACTATCACATTATTTTGGACTTTTCAAATTAATTTCTAAAATAATAAAACTAGCTATTCCAACATATCAATTTCATTTTCAAATGATTCTAGTTTACTTGCTACTTCTGTATTAAGATAATCTTTTAACTCATTGCTATACGTCATCAAAAACATTTTAAGTTCTTCTTTAAACAATGTTTCCATTTTTCCTTCTACACATTTATTAACAAACTCATTAAGTGCGATTTTCTTTATTGGGGATAGTTTTTTATCATATTTACTTGTCCAATCTTCTAAATTATCTTTGATATTATCTGAAACCATTTGAGTTACATAATCTAGCGACTTGTAAACCCATTCTTCTCCATTAAAAATTTTTACCAAGGGTCTATTAACGTTGGGAATATACATATTGCGATTTTCTGGTATATCATAGTGGATAGCCTTCATAGTATCTGGTATCATCTTATATGCTCTATTAATAAGTTTGAAAATATCTTTTTTACCTAATGAACTTAAATCTTCTCTCCCAAAAGGATTTATTTTAATAGTAATATTATTATTTTGAATATTATTTGTAGTGTTATTATTAATAACAATATTATTATTTATGTTTTTCTTTTTTATAATTTGTAATTGATTTTGTTTATTTTTGTGTCTTGTATTATTATTATATTTTTCTATAAAGTAATTACGCTTGTTTTCGGGAATTAATGCGCACGTATGACGATAATGATATGGTAAATTCTTACTTTTGCACTTTTTTTGACAATATGGACAATGACCGAGTTGTTGACGTCCGACGAACGTGTTTTCATTTTTTAATTTGTCATTCGGATTCTCTCGGCTATTTTCGTCTATTTTCGGATATTTTCGTCTATTTTCGGCTTCTTTTTTCTCCGCACGTTTACAAGGGTTTTTTCGGTCCAGGTGTCTAACCAACATCCAATTGTATTTAAATGATTTTGAGCAAACGTCGCAAGTATTATTCATTTTTATATATTAAATTAGATTTTATTTTTTTAAATTAATTTTATAAAAAAATGTTAACTTTTTGTTAAAATTGTTAACAAAATTCAACAAAAATTCAACAATTTTTATTCATTTTTTCTTTTTTTTAATATATTTTATATATACTATTTATATGTACTTTTATTTATTATAGGCGTACTTAAATAATAATAATAATATATATAATAATAATAAATTCAACAAATTTAACAAATTCAACAAAAATTAATTTTAAATATAGAAAAA